AAATCTGCCGCGTAATTTACTCCTAAATCAACATCACTATCAAACACTTTAGTTCCGTCACTTATTAGATAATCTCTTAAAATTAAAGTTCTATCATAACTTCCCTCATTATAACATTGCCTATAAACAGCATAATCTTCTGGTTTAATGTGACTACTTCTTATCTCAATTGTAGAAGTATAATCATCTACATCTGTGGCTATTATAGCACCAGATACAACCGTTTCATTTATATCTATATGAACAAATTTAGACAAATCTTTTTTAAAAACTTGTGTGGTATATGTTCCGCTAGTCTTACCAGCATCCAATCTCAGCTTGCTTTCCTGATCTGAGTTTGTATCAACATAAATACCATTATCCCATAACTGACCGTCTACTATAACCAAATCATCATTCCTAGAAAAAACCCAAGGGCCATTTTCCGATTCAGATATTGACATTAAATAATCAACATCGCTTGTTTGGGGTTCAAGTATCATGTTAGCATTGGCATTCTCTGCACCACTGTTATATATTTCTATTTCTTTAATATAATAGTTATAGTCTAAATAACTAAGAGATGTATTTATATGAGTAGATTCTAAAACACCATCGGATCCAAAATCTACCACACTATCATCATTCAAAACTGACCAAGCAACTACATCTCCTGTTATAGACGTGCCGGATACAGTATGAACTATCCTAACATATCTCGGCGCAGAATAATCTTGTGATATAGTAGTATAATAACACCCAGCACCAATATTTGTTGTCAACGCTGTATAATCATTACTAATGTCAGTTTTATAATAAAACTCTATACCAGACGCCACTGTGCCTGATGCTGTAGCACTGTCAAAATAATATCTCATTTGATAAATTGCAACCCTATCACCTAAATCAGCATCTATACAAAATATATTGTCATTGGTACCATTAATTGATACAACACCACTCATTGTAGTAAAATCAATTAAATCTTCTACATTTTCAATACTTAAACTTACATTTCCAACATCCGTATTAGAATTTATATAACTATTTCTTAATAGATTATATTTCATATTAAACTCCTAAGTCCCAATATATAAGTAAACCACTGGTACGTTTCTCATATCCAGATAAATTATTTGGTAATATAGTTCTAACATATATTGGTGTCACGACACCTGGTTGAACTGCTTCAAATTTGAAGGGTAACTCACCTTCTCTAACTTTATAATAGGTTAGATTATCTCTGGAAACTTCAATTAGACTACTAGGGCTTATAATATTATCTGCTGGATCTTCTCGACCTGATATAGAATCATAAAAATCTGTTTTACAATAATTATAAATTTTGAAATTAGAAATAACCCCATCAACGGAACCAGTTTCGTGTGTTTTACCCACTTTTAGTGCCAAAGGACCTTTTCCGCCGAGGATAAAATTAAAATGTTTATTATCATACACATTCCAGGTATTGTGTATCTTACCTACTAATGTATTACTCATGTATACTCTGATTGTACTACTATCACTATGTATTTGAGTACCATCATTAGAAAACACAACTGCCATATGAAATGTGGTGTCCATAATAGAAGCACCCCAATCAAAATTAAAAACAAAAGAATTCACACCTATTTCATCGCTTAAATTACCACAATATATTTCCATACCATCATACGTGAACATCATGCCAAAAATATCATTAGCATTATTCCCAAAATGGAATATGGCTCTATTTTTTAATCTATTATAGAAATCAAATCCTTGATGATCATAATCTGCCCTTAACCAAAATTCTATAGTACCTCTTGACATTTCAAATTCTCCTATAGGACACACTAGATAGTCATCGTTGCTTAAATAAAGTCCATTATTAAAAGAAGAATAATCTTGAAAATGATTTCTTCTTATCTTAAATCCATCCAAATGCATAGTTAAAGGATTACCTACACCTCTAAACACCATACCTAATTTACCCAAAGTTATAGTGTCTACTATTCTCGGATCTGGGTCACCGCTACGCTCATCAGGCAGTGCTGTATATTCTATCTCATCTGCAGTTTTAAATCTCAAAAATAAATTAGACCAACCAGAATCTAAAGACCCAGACAACGTACTAAAATACCATTTATATTTTATTGGATTACCAGCAGTGGTATAATCATACCCACCTAAATATAGATATCCATATGATAAATCTATATTGTCTATATTATCTATTTTCAATCTCACATTAAGACCGTCCCGCCAAGCTGCAAAAGTGTCAATACCAAAATCATCTCCTTCTAAGAAATAAATAGTATCAGAATTAGTAGATGCTGGGTATTCTATCTTTAAAGAGCTTATGCAATTCTCAACATCTTGCCCATAATCTCTACTAAGCGTGCTTAAATTAGACGACCACCACCAAGGAAAATCACATGGATTTTGATCATAAGCGCATTTAACTCTAATATGTTTTAAATAGTGCGGGCCGGCGTAATAATTTTCAGCAGTATCCATTCTAACAGCTACCCATTGATCATAGCCAGGACTGCTGTCCCACTCTCTAAACCCAATCTTTTGAGGCTCATTGAAAATATAGTTTGAATATGTAAAATTATGATTGGCATTACTCCAATCTTGAGACTGGTCATTAACATCTAATCCAATTATATTGTGTGAAGAAATATAAAATTGATCATTTAGATTAATACAAATGACAGGATAATCTTCACTATTAACACTTGTAATACCATAATCTTGATAAATCTCAACTTCTCTTAATACCGCGCCAACAAATGATTCTATATCCCCATGTGGATTAGCCCTTAGAAAAATAGCAGTGCTCTTATAATCAGAAATCTCTATCTTCACATATCTTGTCGGCACAGCAGTAAAATCATGAGTTCGTTCAAAACTACTATTATTTGTCACAGAAATTTGTGTGTAATACTCCTGATCATCAACAGAAGTTCTAACTGTGTAATCCTCTATTATATAAGCAGTGTCAACACCATCATATCCATGGTATAATTTTACTCTATATATATCATAAACAGCACCAAGGTCTATAATTATCCACGGATTGATCTCACCACTTGAACCCCAAGAATTATCAAACGAAGCATTATGATAAACATGCTCATATTCATAACTCTCGTCAATAACACCATCATTAATTTTATCGAAACTCATCATACCAAAATAACTTGAACCAGTAACAGTTGCAGACAATGCTAAATTTGTTGGATCCTCATAATTAGTTACAGAAGTTCCAAGAACATCCCACTCATGGTTGTACGCTCCGCCAGCCGGACTAATTCTTGTAGAAATATTAGGATATAAACCTAACTTTCTTATAATTCTTGTTGTACCATCATTTGGAAGTTTAACACGTAACCATCTAACATCATTCGTAAGAGCAGTAACATCTCGTACATCCCACAAAACCTCTGCATTTTTACCATCAAGATAAAAACCATCTGTTGCTCCTGATACCCTATAAGCAGTTAATCTTATATAATTTATTGCAGAAACATCTAATTCACCACCTTGACTATCAAAGTATTTAAATGGTAAGTATAGTGTATACCAAGTATTGTTTGTCCAATAACCTATTTCTAATTCTGATAAAAAATAACTCCATTCTTCTGAATTAGGACCCCCAGTACTTGTAATTTCAATAAAAATACCCCTACTACGATCAAAATCACCCGAGTAAGTTTCTCTGTATCTAATATCTATTTTAAAAATACCGTTTTCTTTTGTAAGCCCGCCACAATTGATGGCACTAAAACTAACCGAAGCATGTGCTGGATCAGGATAATTGGGTGCCCAATCATACCACTCAGCCTCTCTAAGCATTATTTGATTTGCATAATCATCAGCACTCTCAAATGTAACCTGGTTAACATCATCTATATCCTCATTGGAATAAGAAAGCGCAGCTCGATTAGTTCCATAAAAAGATAATTCATATTTATCAGAATCACCATAGCTTCTAATCCAATCTATATCGTATCTTCTGGCTAAATCTATAACAAAATAAGAGTTATAAGATTGAGAATATACATTATCAGAACTATAATAATGGTGCGGATTATCATATCTAGTATCTACGTCCAAATATTTACCATAAAGAAGATTATCATTGCTAACATATAAAGACATAGCATAATAATGTTCATAAGGTCCCCAATAATAAGGAAGATGCGTACTTCTAGTCCTACTACTAATCCTAAAATCAGATATAATACCATCCAAATTATTTCCTATCACTAAATCGTTGGTTGCGGATGTTGGACAAGCAGGATTACCTCCATAACTAGCTATATGACCAATTCTTTGGCTATTAATCCAAGCATAACTGAAATTATTACCAGTAAAATAAAAAGATATTTCATACCACTTACCAGATTCTATTGGGTAAGGATTCACTGTACGAGCTACTTCCAATCGTTGCTTCCTCCAATTGTTAGAATGCATATACCACTGTATCCAAAATTCTATTGCCACATTGCCACTATCATTTCTTACTATTATTAACCAAGAATCACCACTAACTTTTGAAGTAGTATTTATATAATAAGAACTGCCACCAGTCGGATAACGATCTGGTGGTTCATTTAACCAATTAGAGGCCAACACAACATAATCACCATCATTTACTGGTAACGAGTCCATCTTAAACCAAAAATCTACATACATCGGATTACCAGGATTAGAACCATCTACTGCCGGATTTATAGCATCAAAATATGGAATAGTTATTTCACTATCAGTAGTTCCAGAAAATTTAATTCCAGTTGCAGGAATAGCTTTTAGTTCTTCCATTTCTCCATATATTTCAGATATTTTAAATTTAGTCCAATACTGAGCTTCGGGTGAAATGGTATGAAAAAGTTTAAAATATCTAGCAGTATGAATACCATTAAGCGGCAATACAAACCTTGAATAATATCTAGCGTTTGGGGTACTGCTATATTGACTATACCACATATGAGGACCTTGAGTTGCATACTCATCATAATAAAGTGTCTCAATTAAAGTCCAATTAACACCGTCGTTAGAAGAATAAACATAATATCTAGGAGCAGTAGCAAACAAAGCACTATAAGTATTTATAAATCCAGAATAATGTAATGCAGTTATTGAAGTTGGTGCACCAAAATCAATACCACTTGAATAATAAGCCTGCATTGTTTTTTCAGAATTAGCATCAAATATAACACCATCAACAAACTCTGGTGTTGAAGATAAAGTTCCACTTGTAGGAGTAGCATCTGATCCATATAGACCATCTACACCATAAACAGCAGTTTTTTCATAACGATCCCATCTACCATTAACAGTTCCTGCCGTATAAATACCATCTCCCACGGTGGGGGTGTGTTGGTAATAACTATAATCTATAATATCCCCATCTTTCCCAATTAGATATAATTGAGTATAAAAATCTACACCACAGTAATAATTATCATATTCTAATATTGAATCATGAAATAAAACTATTTTATCAATTGACCCTTGACATCCAAGATCCATACCAATATAATAATCTTCCTTTATATCATAATAACTCCCTACAGGAGAATTATTACTTAAATGAGGAGCAGTATCAGATATTGGGCCTATTTCATATGGTAAATCTTTATCGTGATAAAAAGTGCACTCAACCTCCTCATCTTCATAATATATCTTCATCTCTCTAACATTTAATGCTGCGTGATCATCACATAAAAATCCTAGTTTCCAATATCTATTTCTATAAAGAATAGGAAGATTTATAACAGTCATATTCAGATTTGGTATGTTTTCAAAATCTACAGACTCACCAGAAGAAAGAGTTCCAAATTCTTGATAACTATGTTCATCTAATATAGAATAATAAGCTGTCTTACCATCAATCAAATTTCTTAATCCGTAACATTGGTTATTTATTGCACAATTACGATAATCATTTCTGATCAAATAATCATTTTCTTTGTGATATCGTGCATTAGGACCTATCTGGGGCGTAGTAATAGAATCAGCGGAGTGCATACTACTATAAAATATAATTCCACTTTCTGCCTCAGCATCTTCTGCTATATTTACATATAAATCATAAGAGCCTTCGTAAACGTTTTCAATATCTATTCTCGTACCATCATTAATAGAACCAATTTTACTATGAATAGGTAATAAATCATACTGACAGCCTTTTGTTCCCATATACACATCATCATATTTGACATCAAATCTTATCTCATTTAATTTCATTTTGGTAATAGGTCTAATTTCAATTGAAATATATCTAGGTGTGTCTCCTATAAAAGCCGTTACAGATGTGTCTGGATTCTCGTTTAAAGAAGATGACCACCATAAATCTCCATAATGAGATGATGATGTGTATACACTTCCTACCATACTTGAACCAACATCTTCAGTATAACAATATAATTCCATTTCACAAATCTTTGTGGACTCGTGGTAATTACAATAATATCTAAACCCCTTACACTCAATAGGTTCAAATTCATGTATAATAGTATTCCAATCAGTATTATTAGCTTGTAAATTTGCTTCATTATTAGTTATATAACCTATTCTCCCACCCTGACCAGTAACCTCACCCGTAAACTCAACTTCAGGTTGTGAAAAAGAAGGATTAGTAAACAAATAAAGATTCACATCATCATAACCAGGACCATCTTTCTCTATTCTTCTATCATCAATAGTCACAGCAGAGTACTCCGATATAAGATGAAAACGAGGATCATCTGCAGTACCATACACATCATTTAAATTATAAACAACAGACAATGCAAAATCTCTGAAATTATGCTTCTCTTTGAAATAAATAGCAGATTTATATATCTTTTTAGATGTACCATATGGAAAAAGAAGGGTAAAAGCAATGGGATCTTCAACAAACTCATCTACATACCCTGCTGCACAACTGCTTCCAATGTGCTGATAAACCCCTACCCATTCACCGTCACCGTTGGACATAAAATATGATGGATTAGTAACAGCAATACCAGGAGTAACCGCACCACTTCCATATTCATTTGATTGACCAAGCCCCATGGAATTCAAACTATAACTATCCGCAGCAAAACCATCAATAGCTGTTCTTATACCATCAGATAAACAATTAAGACCGTACCCCACGTTATTGTGCGTAAAAGTTAAATCTTCGTGATAATACGATCCTACAACTGTATATACATATCCAGTAATATGATTATGACCAAAGAAATCCACATCCCAATTTACATCTAAACACCTTGCCACATTAAATTCCAAATGTGTTGTCTCAGCACTTCCAATAATATTTACTTCTTCTATGTTGACTCTATTTCCTAAATCAACATCTATAACTAACTTGTCTTGGACCTCAGAGCTTCTAGCATAAATAAGCAAGCCTCCAACACCATCTCCATAAATTTTACCAGGAACAAACTCTCCAGTTGCTTCACCACCAACATGATAATATAAAGCGTCTAAAACTTCGCCAGTAGAAGATTTTCCTATATACACATTTGCATTATAAATACCAAGAAAATCTCCTTTATTAACCCAAAGATCACAATCTATTTCTGTATATTCCTGCTGTTGAGAATATAATCTTCCACTTGAATAGTCTCTATCAGAAATATCCACAGACCCAACTACTTTTAAATTACCATTTTTCTTTGGACGTAATATTAAAAACTTACATCCAGTGGCCTCCATTCTACCAGCAAAATTTTCTTTAGGATAATCAACAAGATCATCCCATCCTTGATCCAATGTAATAGCCGCAGTTATTTTTCTGATTCTTCCACTTGCATTAAATGGATGATTATAATCTATTATAGTTTTATCAGTGTTATCTAAAACATTATATTCTCTCACAACTTGTGCAGTAGAGCTCGATTCTGCGTCGCCAAAACTAGTTTTTGATATACCTAAACCACTATCCAACCAATCTCTTCTACCACCTTCAATATTATAAATACTAGGATCAAACTCAAAAGCTGTATCATTACTGCCGTCAAACAAATTTAACAACTGAAATGACTTAATCTTAAAAGAATTAGAAGGAGAAAACCCACTAGCAGGTTGACTACCATTACTTCCAGATGACAAATCCACAGCAGCTTCATTAAAAAACCCAAAAATAACAGCAGTGTTATTATATTCAACTTCTACAGTACTATCCGCAGCATAAGTTCCTGAGTATATTATGAACTCATTATTATCAGTATAGCTTACTTCTATCTCTGAATACCCACCAATAGCTACTTTAGATGCTGCTTTAGTTATTAATTTACTAACTTCCGGACCAGTACCACTAACAACAGGATCTAATCTGACTACTTCACTACCATACCCGTTTATATTTAATATAAGTTCATCATTAACTCCTTCTTCTATGTTATATAAGTCAACACCAGTAGAAGAAGATTTTCTATACCCTCTAGTTCCCACACCTCCACAAGGATGGGAGTAATTATTATAATAACTACAACCTATTTGGTTACAACTATAAGTGTCCACCGAAACTATATCTATAGTTTTTATAAAAAATTCATCACCATCTTGACCATTAGTTAAAATAGGATAAACACGTAAATTATTTACATCTCCTTGCCACCATTGCTCCGCACCCATGTTTAAATTATATTCATGCCACATATTATCAGGATAGACTGTGAAATCCATGAATTTGTCCGTTCCCCACACAGGATTATTTAAAGTGACCCACATTATTCTTCCAGTTGTAGGTTCTGGATGGCTTCCTTCCCGTCCCACTATATTTATCTTCATCGCTATTCTAACATTATAATGAGTTTCAGCTGAAACTGGTTTAAATACAGTATTACGCCCAAGCAAAGCATAATCACCATATAAAGTGCCGAACAAAAAACCGTTCCAAGAACCGTACGTGTGTATACCATCGTAGTAATCCCACCCATCTACGTCACTATTGGTAGTAAAATCAGAAGCAAAACCAGCAACGGTGTCATACTTACACAACGACGATGTTCCTATAGAAGCAGCTTCATTTATAAAATTATAGCTCATACATCCCCTTTAAATTATAACTTAGGAAGTTTCTTTAATTTACACTTATTAAATATCTTAATTGGACAAGAACCCTTGGCATCAAAACCCTGACACTTACCACAATAAACAAGAGTTCTATTTGTAAAACCAATTGCACCAGAATCTTTAAAATCCTTCATAGCTAGTGCAAATATAATTTTATCATACATATTCTTTCTAATTTTCTTTTCTACATCTTTATATGTATATTTAACAACAGCTTTACAAACTGAACATTCAAATACTAAATATTCGTTAATGGTTTCATCTATTATGTCACCTATTTTTTCTAATGAAAACGATTCTGGAGAAAAATAAGCTTCAAATGTTTCTGCTGGACTATATTTAAGAAGACCATGCTCACAAAAATCACATTCTAAATTATTTTCTATTTTACTTAACATATAATTTCCTAACTATCAGCTAAAGGATCATCCTGAAATGTAGTAGCTACTCCATAAGGACCACCTTCAACCAAAGGAATTGATCCAGTTAAATTAGCAACAACATTCATCTGATAAAATATTCTATTTGCATATAAAGCGGTATAAGGATCAGAAGGAACTTCATCAGAATCTATATCAAGGTGCACATATACAACTTCATAAACAGGATACACTCTAAGGACAGTTGCATAATCCACAGTACCACCTGACGGAACAAACTCATAACATCTCATATAAACTACTCTATCACTCCATTTATATATATGCCCTAATGGTTGCCAAAAAGCATGACTTGATTGCGAATTATACACCCCATAAAGATAATGATCTTCCCAAACATATTTCTGAGACACAAATTGAACATTTCCTGCAATCTCTGCTGCACCAGTTATCTCATAATTAGCAAAAAATTCTACAAGTTGAGGAGGACATATTAATGAATAATTCCACGTATCTCCATCAATATCACTAATATAAGCCGACTGATATAAAAACATTTGTTCGGTTTCTTCTGTTGTTACAAGTGTACTCATATCTATATCTAAATCTTCATTCTCTGTATGTTGCTCTAAACTATAAAATCCTCTAAGTTTGTCCCTTGCTTGTATTACTCCCTTATAACCATAATCCAATGTTGGAGATACAGCAAAATAAGAGCCAGAGTTATCTTCTTGTAATTCTCTTTGTAATGGATAACTAACTTCACCCATTTGTTTAGGACCATTTATATTTAATGACCCAAAATTACTACCTTTTGATCTAATATATTTTCTTTCATAAACTTTAATTCTTTCTGTAGAATCCACATATCTAGCAACATACATTTTAATAGAATTTGTATTTAAAAATATAAATTGATTAGTAACACAGCTAAATTCAATTTTTATAAATTGTTCTGGTTCATTAAACATTCTATTTATATTAGGCTGTAATGGTATTTCTAATTTAAAATTATCATAACCTAAATCAGGATAAAAATCTATATCATATTCTACTTCATCCAACGTATATAATGTTTCTTCTGACCCATTAGTTACTCCTTTTACAGTAATTCCTGGTTTACAAATTGAATATTTCATCCAAACACTACCGTCTGTTCTTCTTTCAGCATTCAAATCTTCAGAGTAACCGCCCATAATAGAAGCTACAGTACCAACATCAAAATTTCTTATATATTTAATTCCCCACTTACCAACTATTTCAAGTTTAGCTACGCATCCACCTGTCATAGATAACTCAGAAACATCAAACTCTACAACAAAAGATTCATTATACCAAATTCTATCGACGTCAGAAATCCCTATTCTAGGCAAAGCTGTTTCCAAAACGAAATCGGGTTCGGTATTAATATTGGTTATTTCAGTATCTTCAATAAATTCACTGTCTTCATAAGGCAAATATTGAAGACTATTTTTTTTAATATGCGCTATTAATCCTCTATTATAATAAAAAGTAGCTAATTCAAGCATATCATCCAATTCTTGAATTATTCTACCAGCACTCTCAGCAGCACTTATAGTATCAACAGCATCTTCATCAAATAAAATATGCTCATCATGATTCCATTCTGAACCTAAAGTTCTTTCATAGATATTTCCCTGTCCACCACCATCAGCATCACCACCGCTGCCACCAACTTCTCCTGAATCTTCATCTTTCCATTCAACATAATCAGAATTATAATCATCATATCTAACTTCAAACCACCGCTCCTTGCCATTCTCACCCAATTTTACAGAGGGAAACGTAATAAATACTGAATCTTCTATAATTGGAGCCTTATAATAAATAGTATATTCATCTTCATCACATATATATCTATGCTCATCTTTATCAATGCCATATTTATAATCTGGTTTTTCATAATCCACAAAAAACAATACCTTACTTTCAATAAATTCTATATCTTTCCAACACTCTCTCCATGCCCAAGCTGTATCCTCTTCTATAAAATTATAATGCACCGCTAATTGAATAGATCCTGTAGTAATCAATGGTAATGGATAAGTTGTTTGAAACATTCTACGAACATTATATACTTCATCCCACCTTAATCTATCATCTTCTTGAATAACTTCACTCACTAAATTAGATTTAAGAAAGTTAATTTGACTTATATAACTAAAATCATCTAAACCATTTATACCATCTTGGTCAAAAGAATTAAAAGAAAAATAAAAATCAGAATAATTGGGCACTAATGGTACATATTTAACAGTAGAAGCAGGCCTTACAACTCCTTTATAAGTTAAATGATGATGAAAATCTGAACATAAATATCTTTCAACAAATTCTCTACCTTTATTTCCAAAAGGAGGAGGAGTCCAACCAGCAACATCATAGGCTGCCAAATCAACATAAGCAACAATCCTTCCGGCGCCCGTCCATCTACTTTGTGTAGGGGTTTTTCCCCTAGTATATCTATACCAAAATGAAAGCACACAATCAGCATAAGCAGATGCAGATCCTGCACTTACCCATCCTTTATATAATGGTGGAGTGCAAAATCTTAAATCATCTCTTGGAGTATCTTGATATGCATTAGTACACCAAGCTCCCCCAGCAAATTCTTGATAATATTCCATCTGCTCACAGGAACTAAACGGATACCACATTCTAGGCCCCTCATGATCTCCACATGGAGGAGCATATGAAAGAGGAGGAACTTCAAATTGAAGATCGGGCGATCTAATTGTAGCAAGAGTAGATGCAGAAGTTTCAGGCATTATTCTATATCCAATAGCATCGGCAGCATAACTATATTTAATGTCCACATTTCTACAATCAAGAGTTACTACTTGTGTAAGCATTTTTGTAGCCATACAACTAATTAATCTACCATCTTCGCTGTTAAAATATCCCATCACTGCAACAGTATCCCATCTTATATTAGAAATAGTAAATAAATTAGTATCTCTTTCAATAATAAAAGAAGGACCTCTGAATGAATAAAGAGGGTTTTCAAAATCTGGAAATACTATTTCTTCATTGTCCTCAATTTCATCAGTATTACTGAAAGATTTGTACCAATATGTAACCCTCAAAATCCAGTCACTATTAAAAAATCCAAATTTTTTAGAATCATCTACTGGTTTTAAGATACGAGCAGTTGGAGTCACACTAAGATTACCAGAAACAAAAGCTTCTATAGATTCTACCTCCATTTCTACCTCAATACTATCTCCACAAACAGTAGTATTTTCAACTACAAATATCATTTTTGCACTATCAACATCCCATTCAAATATATGGTTTAAATTTGTATCTTGTGTAATGTCTACCCAAATTTTACTTGTATTTCCTATACGCCCCCACGTGTCTACCTGTTCGTCACTAACAATTATCTTTTTGATACAATATCCATATTTCCAATATTGTGAAAAATCACTACCAGTAGTCACACAACTCGAAGCAAATGAAATCAAATCATATGAATAACAAAGCGGAGATACACGGTGCTCAGAAGCTGGCGCTGTAAAAGGAAGCATTCTACCAGTAATTTCAGCACCATTAAAAGCTATTGGTCGTGTATCTAAAGTTCTTGACTCAATTTCATAATTAAAACTATCTTGTACTACAACACCTCCATACCATTGTCCCCAAACAGGTCTCTTTCTAAAATCCCATGTATTATCAGAATAGAGAACAAATATAATTATAACATTTCTTTGTTGATACATTATATTAATAGAATCAAGTTTAAAAAATCCATAATCATCAGCTGTTCCTTCTGTTATAAACATTGGGTTTATCTTATAACACTCTGCCAAAAAATCAGGGATACGCATAAAAAATTTTTCTTTGGGGCTAAACCCTTCATATATAGTATCATTATCAGTACTAACATTACGAACATCTGATATAGTAGAAACAGTCCAATGCGTTAATAATTCTGGCACCATGTAATCTATATCTTGAAAAGCAGTTAAATTCAAAGCATATACTGTAGACCTTCTAACAGTTGAACCTATTACAGACAATGAATCATTTTCCATTAAACAACCTCTTTTAACACAAAAAGGTATATCTCTGTCCTCACAAATGGCTTCTTCAAAAGGGGATAAACTAAAGTAGGGATATATGATGTCTAAAGGACGTATATATGATGAGGCTACATCTGGATCTCTTATTAAATTAGGATAATATACTTGCCCTTCGGTAGGAACAGTAGTACCAGGATCAATACCTAATCTGGGATAAGTATAATCTGAAATTTCTACATAATCCTCAAGTATAAACTCTTTATGATTAATAGGCGCTGGCATACACATATCATATTTCTTACCCTTCATAATGCTCTCATCTGGAGTAGACATACGCTCTAATGAAGTATAAGTATATATTAATGCTCTTGCAGCATCTTGAAAATTAGGTATTTCAGTAAAAAATAAATCATACTCTTCTTGACTTCCCCAATCAGAAGTCCAAAATCTTAACTCTAAAGCCTGTGCAGCAGTAATACGCATTCCCTCCAACATTTTTTCATCGTTTAAATAATTCCATTTACCAGTATAACAAGGACATTCTGGTTTTGCACCGTTACAGATAACTGTATTTGCATCAGACCATACATCTTTTAATAACCAAGCAGTAATTCCGCCAGGTGCTTCAGTAGCATAAGTAGAATAAGGTCTGGCAGCTTCCTCTGTACAAGTACACAAAACCGATGGATCTTGAGTAACATCTAACCTAACACAGGCACCAGAAACAGTAGTATTTACTTCAAATCTAGAACCATAATCACTATCCCAATAAGCACATTTTTGCATATATGCTCTTAGATTATAGAGTTTAAAAGAAAAAGGTAACCTACTACCTAGAGGATCTCCAGCAGTAGCATAAGCGTTTTCTAAAGCCTCGTCTTTTATTACTACACGATCATCAACATACTCATATTCTAATTGGTGTGGCTCATCTGCTCCAAAACCTAATTGAAACGGCCTATAATAACTACATATAATAGGAGTAACACCAGGCTCACCACCACACCCAGTGCCTCTTCCTTGGCCATCACAATTACCGTTACAATATCCTAGTATTTCAGACTTAGGTATTGGACTCAATAAAGGAGCGTCACTGCCAGTGTTAATACGCTTACCTAAACCAGAAAGAAACATATTAGGAGCTATACACCAATATTTTTCAAGATCTTCATCATTTACTTCTTCACCAGTATCTGGATCTGTTATAGTTTTACACTCATATTTATCACAAGTAGTTCTTCTGCCAAGATAATCACAATTACCAGCATTATATCCACTAGGACTACTTTCAGTGGTATCATATATACATCTATCTGTAGATGTATCCCAATATTTACAGAGTCCAGATAATCCTTTAATAAAATACTGACAAGAATATATTGGATCAATACGAATACCTGCTTCTATATCCTCAAATACAGATCTTGGGTCTGCTTGATGTTCATCATAATATGTTCTTGAGTCTATAGTCATTAAAGATCTGTAACCTCCATTTTCATTTGGCCTGTAAATTCATCAACTGTATACCAAACTTTTTTATTTCCTTCATAATAACCTATTGAACGCGATTCAATAACAAAGCTTTCTGCGACGCCTGGAACTACAGAGGCTCTTTTCTTTTGAACATATGCTGATTTATCGTGTATGTCCCAACACTTTCCATCATAGTGTAGTGTAAGTCTTATAATTCCTACTTTAGGTAATTTCTTCCACTCCATTTGATTCTCATTTATTTTAGTACCGTCTGCGTATTCCACACTCCATCCCCTTTTTATACACATGAATGCCCCTCCTTATAAACACACCTAAAACCTTTGTGTTTCTTTTGTATATTCTTAGCTACTCTTATCATGGCACTACCATCCAGATTATACTTTCTGCAAAAATTGCATAGACCACAAATAAGTTTTTCTTTACCATCAGGAAAAATAATTATATATTCCTTTGCACATGGATGTTTGTCTCCAATTCTACCAAACATATGATTGCCTTCCCCAGTTCGTGATGCAGACATTTTCTTTCTGCTTTTTTCAGAATGTTTTCTATTTAACATAGGGTGTTTTTCGCCAACCCATCTTTCTTTTTGAGACCTACTCATTTTATCTTTAGATTCTTTAGAATGTCTTCTGCCATAAAATGAATTATTGACCCCAAATTTTCTAACTCCATACATTGGATGGTTTTCTGGCTTCTTAAATCTTATCTTTGCAACCTTAGATTGTTTCTTGCGCGTTTCTTCCGATACTATTCTACCAGCAGATCCTTCTCCGCCGATTGTCATATTATATCCATTTTTAAAAGTATCAAATTTTTTAATAAATTCCTTTTCCATATAGTCTAACAACTCATTAGTAAAAGAATAAGAATCAACAGAAAAATTATTCCATCCATATTTTTCTATGGCATAATGTAAATGGTACTTATTTACCTTACTACTAATACAATTAAAATGTTGTTTAATCCTCTCATCTAAATTCTTTGTAGTTTTTCCAATATATCTTTTCCCATTTATATTATTTTTAATTATATAAAGTAATCCCATTAATACCCCCCACTTTTAAACCACCCCTTACCTTTTAATATAAAAGTAGTAGTAGACATAACCCTAACCATAGATCGTCCACACACGGGGCAGTTAGGCGTCTTCTCGTCCATTTTTTGAAGCATCTCTATATTAATATTACATTCTTTACATTCAAATTCATATAACGGCATTTTCGAATTCTCCTTTTCCTATCATTTTTATATTTATACCTGCTTTTATTAAAGTATTTACTTTATACTCATCACTATCTTTTTTATATCCTTTTATTTCAATATACCTATCCTCGTCTACAAAATAAAAATCTGGAGTGTAGGTCCTTCGTTTTCCTTTTTTATCAATATAAGGAAATGATTTGTGCTCATAGACCCACCTGACTCCAGACCTGTCAAGAAATTCTGCAAATTGTTTTTCTAACTTAGATCTAAACCTGACTTTACCATTACTTAATGAATTATAATATACTATGGTTCCTCTTTTATTATTTGGATTATAGTTTATAGCAGCCTTTTCAGAACAAAGACAACTTTTAACTTTCTGATTGCGTTTTTCAGTTTCTTTTTTACCAAAAAGCTTGTTGAAATTTCTGGTGATAGTGTGTCTATCCGTCTTTAATTCTTTTGCTATATCATCTAATCCTAAATCACTTTTAAAATACATTTTAAACAAATCACGCTGATATGTTCTATGACCTTCACATTTTTTAGCTCTCATAGACATATGTTGATTTAATTTAATAACCTTTACACCACACACTGGGCATATTTCACAACCACCTGATAAATCTCTTCTTGATGTTTCATTACAATCAACACACAACCCTCTAGCAGCATGAGGTCTCTCTGTAGTTCCACATTTCTGACATTTATCATAATACCAAGACCAAGCACCTATATTTCTTTTTTGTACCCCTTTTTGTCTATTTAAATTATTCACATGACAAGTACCACAACGACCATTAGCTTGATGGGGTCTATCTGTTCTACCACAATCTATACATTTATCATATTTTTTCGACCACTTTTTAATTTCTTCTTGTTTTTTAATTTCATATCTCCATGCCTTATGACATTTTATACATAAACCATTACCGACATGTTTCCTTTTCATAGTTCCACACACCACACATTTGTCGTGTTTCATAGACCATCTATCGCCATGTGTATAACTTGCTAATCCACGCCTATTATGACCATGTACGTATAAATTGCCTTCCTTTACCTCTTCACCGCAACCACATTTACAAAAATCAATATATTCAATTAAATTCATTTCACTACCTCCATATAATTATTTTGAAAGAAAAATTTTCCTTTCTATATTATAGAGAGGTTAGTTAATTCCAGAGTAAATTACATGGTAATATAATTGTAAGTATTTATTTATACTAACTATAATCGAAATATAGCCTAAAATTAATTTGACTATTTGCTCCAACTTCATTTGCTCCTAATTTAATAGCTAAATATATCGGATCAGCAGACATGCCCATATAAGCACTTGCACCAATAGCCTCACTGTTATCAGCATCAGCAACAACTGCCAGATCTTGTTTAGTAGCATATAAATAACTTGGAGGTGTGTCACTACTTATATCAGATGCAGTAACATTGGCTCTCCATTCCAATCCATCAATAGGAGCTGAACCAGCATTACTACTTGGTCCCACTGTGCCAAAATGAAATTCGGTATCAGCATTTCCTGCATCATGGTGGGAAAAAGATCCTTCACTTTGTAATCCAAACTTTACAGTTGACATTTCCACAGCACCGCTCATTATCTCAAACATTACTGGTTTAATCGCACTATTAGTACTAACCGTAACATTTCCAAAATTCAAATTAGTAATATTATAACTTGCCGGTTGGGGTGGTTTACATATCACGCGGAACTCATCACCAGCAAGAAAGTTACCGCTCCCATTAAATGTAATATACAACCCTCTAGTCCCTAATCTTGTAGGAGTAGTACTAGAAGTGGTAATAGCAGCAGTAGCATCATCTCCTCTTGTACTTGACCATATATATTTGGCAGTTCCGGCCGGCGCTTGTGTATTAGATCCTTCTACATATTGAGCATAAGTACAAGCAATGGTCCATGCGTAATCAGGATTAACACAAGTATTAAACACAGCATCCGTAAACTTTACCATAACACCCTTAGTACCTAACTTGTACCAATAATTTGGGTAAAGCAATTCTACCGGGGAACTGCTATCATCAGCACTTCCAGTTGAATCCCATGACATAGTAGGAACATTACCAGTTCCTGCGCCCATCGTAGTTCCATTCGTTGTATCAATTTCTATACTATAAGTAATATCACTATCGTGTGTAAATACTCCTCCAGCAGTAATAGTCCCAGTATAACTATTGGTACCTCCTTTACTAGGAGTAGGAACATTAGTCTCTTTATTTAATAAAATAGTGTACATCTCATCAAAAAAGCCACTGTAAGTTCCACTTACAGTCAAACCACCAGTATATTGATTTGAAGTTGCTGAGCCTCCTGTTTCAGTTTTAGAACCAAAACCTAACTCTAAATGTGCTGTGTTAGTACCACTTGTGACAGATACTGAACTACTTGAACCTAAATCTCCAGAATATATAGCAAATTCATTATTTTCCCAAATACATTGAGCATAAGGATATCCCCCAGTTAACCCCAATGCGTGAAGTTTTTCAGTAATATCTTTTGCTACAAATCTAGGATCTAAATCAGTACCACTAGCCAAAGTAATATAAGTAGAAGGCCCACCATCACCATCTATGTTTATATATAATCTATTAGTTGTTGATCCGATATTAAATGTGTCAGATGTTGGGGAATTTCCTTTTGCAACCCCACGGGTACCTACTCCAGATGCAGTAGAACCACCCGTATCTGATGCTCCCGCGGCATCAACAGCATATAAAACCCATCTAGTAACAGCAGCCATACAAATATCCTCCTTTTTTAATTTCTCAACAGAGTTAAAATAACCCCTTACTTATTGTAAGGTTAAATTAATTAGGTGGATCCTCTATCTTAAATTCAAATTCATAAGGTTCCATCTCGTTTCCTAAAAAGTCTCTACACGTTAGTACAACTCTAAATGTTTTACCATAGAAATAAGCAGTGCTTTGCGGATAAATAGTCGCTTGTAAATCTCTTTCACCACTAGTTTCAGGTAATTCCACACCTACTATACTCGCTCCCAAATCTCTATTCTTCAAATGCTCCGTAACAAACCAATAAGCTTGGGCTGAGAACTTAGGACATGTCGCCATATTCTCGGCAGACATTCTTACAATAACTTCGTTTTCATAACCATAATTAATTTTATCGTAATTCTCATAATCTACTAAATAACCACTTGTTAAATAATAACTTCTTTCTAAAACATTGTTATTAGAATTTTCAGCGCGAACCAAAAATTCTGTGCTCCCATCTAAATCACCAAATCCGCCGAGCGGGTTATAAAACATTCTATAACCATCAGTTATACCAGAAAATGTAGTTAAAACTGGAGTTCCATCCACTTTTAAACATGTTCCAGAACAAGTAATCCCAGAAGCAGTTAAAACTGTATAAATATCATCAGTTATATCTACTGATATACCATTTTTAGAATAGGAATAATCATCTTCTGCTGGTTGAAAATTAGAAATTTTTAAAGAAAGTAAATCAACATCAAAAACAAATCCTTCTCTATTAAAAAGTCCACACCACAAATCAAAATCTAATTTATCAACAATACCTGGTATAACAGTTAATTCAGAATCCATGTGGGTATAATCCATCAAACAACAAAAAAGATCATAAATCAAAGTTCCGCTTACAACAGCTCCGCTGTGCGTTTCAAAATCATAAGCATTTACAGCTCCGCTTACAACAGTAAGTTCAGAATCAATAGGTTTGACATTAGCTATACCACAAAATACATCCGAATCAAGCGGATAATTAACCCATCCTGCAAAAGTTACATCCACATCTGAACTAATTGAACCTGACGCCATGCTTGTTAAAGAACCAAATCTAACATCTGCAATTTTATTTATACCAGCAAGTATAGGACTAGGCTGTGTGTAGTTGATTATAACATCATCACTACCAGATATCGGAGGCCATAACCAACACTCGGTAAAAATATTTCTATCTCCATATCCTGTAAATACTTGCCCTGCGGTATAATTAATATATACAAATTGATAACCAGATGTTACCGCTGGAATTCCTGCCTGAAAAGGCTGACCAGCAAGAAAACAATCTATATAAGTATTACGTGTTCCAGATATAGTATCCCCAACACTATAATCTACCAGACATACTTCATATCCGCTTGTAGTAGTAGACGACACAAAAATCTCTATGTATCTATTTATAGTACCACTAACATACCCTGCCGCCATAAAATACTCTACAATATTTGAAGTACTTGTGGTCCCAGCAATAGTTGTTTCAAAATCCACTGTTATATTATATGCACCAATAACATCAGCTTCTGCTAAAGTTAATTCTGCAGTAACATCATCCGAACCATCAGATGGGGCATAGAAACTGGCATCAACGTATATGTTATTGGTTCCATCAGGCATTAAATCCTCCTATTAAGTATAACTGTAATGCAATACTATCACAAAATCATGAACCCCATAGGATATGCCTGAATGTATACCGTAAAGCATTGGTCTAAAAAATAAAATGTCCCCTGTAGTATTACCGGCGGTCCTATACTGCATATCAAAATCTCCGATATAATAATCAACACCCAAATACGTGGTGTTACCTTTCAGTATCCTATTGTAGATGGGACCAAACACTCCTGTTATCGAATCCGGGTATTTGAAATTAGAACCAGTATAATAATAAGATACAGCAGAAACTCTACAGTGATCACCAGAAATAATTTCATTCAATGTCGTACTGTGAGTTACATCGTCCCACGCAGTAAGCCTACAATCATAACACTCTCCAAATGTAACCTCAAAGTTTACAGAATTAGCAGCACAAAAACAAGTAGTTCCGCTTGTACATGTTCCACTTACTAAAGTACCACTGCAATTAGTATACTCTTGCCATGTAGGTTGTTGGCAATCAGATATTCTATACATATTAGTAGAATCTTCATACCACATACCTAATGTTCCTTGGCCCGGAAGAATGTGAGACCTGGTTCCAGCAGTATTAGGACTATCCATGTTAGGACTTGTAAACACTACCTTAGAAAGATCCTTCCAAGCACTCCCATCATCATCATAAAATTTAGTAGTTAAAGTTACAGCCATGTCTCTTTCTCCTTAATTTGAAAATTTCCAGGACCTATTAAAACTTTCTGGTTTTATTTCTTTACCCATAACAATGTCACCTATTTTTAATTTAGACATGTTGTCTTCTTTAAGAATTATTCTAAAAACTACAACCTCATTATCAGCTAAACATTTAACATTGATTGAATGAAACATTCTGCTTCCATCCATCCCTATACTTGTTTCTATAAGAGGTAAATAGGCTTTAAATTTGGGCACACTTATAACATGCCCGGTGCTCAAAACATATTTAAGCGCTGACAATCCATTTGGGATATTATCCCATCCAGTATTGAAAAGATCATTTCCTCTTATTATCTTTCCATCTGGATATTCCGCAATAAAATGACATCTATACGGATTTATACCTGTTACTACATTATGTCTTCCATAAACCTTTCCATCTTCCTTAGTCATGTGTTGAAAATTTTTCATTCCTTCCTCCTAATATATAGCTATTTTAGCCATTCCATTTTCTACGAGAAGATCATTAATATTCTCATTCTCAAACCAAATCTCGCCAAGAAGTCTGCCATACTTTCCTGTTTTATCTTTTATAGTTTTTAAAATTATTTCTTTACCAAGAATCCTTTCACGAAGCCAATCTCTTGATTTCTTTCCTTCTACCTTTTCTGGTCCACGCATTTCTGGGGCGTTTATACCATACAATCTAATCTTCTGTTTATACAACCACACACCCATACCTAAACTTATATTCACAGTTATAGTGTCTCCATCGTATACTTTAATTACATCTGCTTTATAATAATATAAGTTGGTCATAGTTACTCCTTATGTGTAGAGATATCGAAACGCCAACACTGGTTGATTAAAAAATGTAGACGAATCCGTCTGAAGGAGGATATAAATATTAAAATAAAGTGCCTCGTTAGCTATAGGCGAAGTTCCCTTCAACGGTGTCCTATCACTTGTTCCTCTTAAATAGGCAGACCCGTAAGAACCACTACCGCCATTCCATGGATAAATAGGGGTTACCTGGTCTGTTGTTCGTATTGCATTAACATAACTCTCATTTGAACTGTTAGCAGAGCCTTGAAGAACTGGTAGATTTGTTGTACTAAAGTCCGAAGAATCCCACGCTTCCAAATAAAGATCCGAACTCGCTGTGCCATTTACGTACACTGCCATACAATAACGATTAGCATTATGTCCTACCAATGGAATGTGTGTCATCACAGATGAATCTTCTACATATGTCTCGGGTATAACATAACTTGAAACAGAAGGACGTATTGTAGGTGACCTAGTGCCGCTTGCACACGTAGGGGTTGTGAGTACAGAATCATCTATTCCTCCGCCTGAAAAAATTAGTTTGTCTGAGTTTATGTTTATTACATTATAGTTGACATCAGCAGCCCCCACTCCCGTGTATGCCACATCATTTGAACTTTTATTATAAAGAAAACTGATTGTAGGGATAGCCATTACAATACCTCCTATTTACTATAGCTTTGTACCACGACTCGTGCCATTCTCTATTTCCATTTGCACGGGAATTACACGAATTACATAAAGTTATTAAATTCTCGGGATCACAATTCTTTTTATTATAATCAATATGATGAATAACTAACATACACGAATTCCCCAGACAATCGGGGTTCATACATTTATTTCCATCTCTTTCTTTTATCATGTCTTTAAAATCTTTAAAAGACCATTCGTAGCAGTATGGTTCGCAAGAAATTCCGCCTTGCCAATTACCATTTAATTCACCCCTATTAATAATAGATAAGTGCCTCTTAACTTCTTCTGAGTGACTGATACCCAATCTATATTTATTACCTTTCATTCTACGAGACATCTTTCTTTTCATTTCATCAGAATGGATTTTTTTATACATACCATTCCTTTCTCCAATCAACAAACCTTTACGTACAGCAGACATTTTTTGTCTCGTTTCTTTTGAAACAGGCCCTCTCTTTTTCCACGCCCTAACCATTTTTTGTTTTGTTTCTTCTGAAAATTTTCTTCTCTTTAAAGCACAAGAACGGTCGCAGAAATCACTTTGTCTAGTTTTGGGTGTTAAATATGATTCTCCACATTCTATACATTTTTCTTTTTCAACGTAACTATTAAAACCCTTGATAAAAATACCATTTTTCGTTAAATATATTCCTTCTAAATTATCCCAACAAATCTTCATAAACCCTCCTAACTTATCCTATAAATAATCGGAACAATTTGTGAGTCATCTGTTACATCATAATCGTGCACTTGTAATCTCAAAGTGCTTCTATCTATTCCGCTGCCAATACCTAATGCAACAAACGAAACATCTTGAAATCTTGGTAATCCTTTTTTACACATACCTGGCTCCAATGCTGTAAAAAGTATCTCATCACTTTCTGCGGTATAAAACGAATATCTATCATTTAACCAGTTTTCAAAATCACTTGTATCTTTAACTTTCACAGACACCGTAATTCTTTTATCATAATAAAAGTTATTAGATGGTATATAATTAATTGCATAATGGTTGTCTGTAATCCTAGTTATAGTTGTAGGCACTACTCTTCTAGAATTAACAGTCATTTCTAAACTGTCTATATCAACACCAGCACCATCGTCTTTAACCTCGTAATAAATATTTGAATCTATAGCCACATTAGCTTGTTCTCGGCTCGGACTTAAATTCTCAAGATATGGGCTTTTATAATCTGGTATAATAGTAAACCAATAGCTTGTAGTTATTTTGTTGGCAATAAACGCAGTATCATATATCTCTATGTGTATATAAACAACTGAATTATGGTGAAAATCTTGTGTAGGATTATATGTTAACTCAACACCCAATATACCACCGCCCGCATCAAAATATTGATAAGCTACTTGAGAAGTCACGTTTACGTAATTAGTATCTCCACCATACCAAACTTCTCTCACAAGATATGTCAATCTAAGAGCGTTCAAACTATAAGCAAAAGGCCTTAGTCTAATCCAAATATTAGTACTTTTAGGGTTCTTCTCACTCCAGAATTTAGGTATGGCATCTTCAACAAACACAAACTGGTCTAATTCAGTGTGCGTCCATAATTCATCATAAGCAGTTCCTTCCAACCAATAAGTATGAGTGCTAACTTTTAGTTGGCTAAATGTCATTTCTCCAGATTCTTCTTTTTGATACATAGAGAAATAGGGCTCAGTCCAAACATCAACCCATTGTCCAGGAGGATCTTGCCATTCCTTTCCTTTCACTTTAAAACTTCCTACTTGATACATCGGATATTCACTTTCAAAATCTAAAACTTGAGTTATTTGGTTTGGTTTCATATTATACAAACTTGCATCATCAAAAGGAGGACCACCCGGTGACATTCCACCTCCATTAGCTGCATTCGGGCAATCGTTTTCTCCAATAACTAATCCAGGTATCCAATCTTCAACATCAAAACTGCCTGTACAAGGGTTTATCCAATCTCCGCCTGGAGTTGTAAAAAATGTTCTGCCAAACATAGCTATGGAAATACTAACATCCTCTGCAACTTGTTTTATCAAATTGTTATTAACACTTTCTACTTCTTTTAATTGAAATAATTTAGTTTCTACAGGAGGATCCACATCTATCTCACTATAAATCCTTATACTATCCCAAACATACTGACTACCAGTAAGAGCAGACGAACCATCAACTCTACAAGTTATAACCGTAACTCCAGTATAAGAAGAACCAGATGTATATCCAACAGTAGCTTCTCCATTTATATCAGTAATAACCTGTCCATTAGTAGGATTGAATTGTGCGGCTATATCACCGCTGTCTAAATATAAATTAACAGTTTTGTCTCTTAGACCAACACCAAACTGGTCAATAACTTTTATATAGAAAGTAGTAGTATCATTAGCTCCTATCATAAAAGACTTAGTTGTATATATCTGTATACTATTAGTATAAGGAAGAATTGTATCTTGTCTATAATTATACCAACTTCCCCAATCATAGGTAGTTTTATTACCGTTATCATCTCTTAATGTCATCTTATTCATAAGTTTCAAAACAGCGTAATCTTCAAACACTACATCATGAAGTTCAAACATATCATAATTATTATCTTCTATATTATTCATGAACATAGATTTCCAATTTAAATATGAATTGTAGGGGCTTACAAAAAGCATGTTATTATCACTTATAGAAGCAACCGAAGCAGTAGCTTCATACCATCTGGCGACACTTATGTTTTGATAGACCTTATCCGTATTTGTGTCATCTACATTTCCGCTATAAGCATTAATCTTAAATAGGGTTCCTCTTGAAGCATCTCCACCTATACCTATATTACTATATAAGTAAACATGGGTATAAAAACAAACACCATCTCCCAACACATAATCATAAACTAAATTAGAAGTCAGATACGCTTTGTTTCCGCTTACAAAACTCACTGTAACATATTCATAATCTCCTATATTATCAGCATCGGTACTGGGGCCTAAAAGTAATTTTGTTCCAGAAGCAATCCTGCTTGTAGAATTTAGCTCCACATAATTACTACCGGCCGGCAAGCTGTCTGAAAATGTTCTTCTATAATGCTCCACTGCCGCACTATTTATATCATAATAGTAACTACCTGTATTAGACTTTATAATCTGCTGCTTCAAATTCAACTGGTTAGAACTAGGCCTTGACTCCCACCTCTTTATTATTACTGTAGTATTATTTACTTTCTCCACAGTAAAAAAAGTTAATCCATCTAACATTCCAGTCAAATCCATAGGGCCTACATATTCTAAATGCAGCAGCTCATTTATAATATTAGATGACAACGTGTAATCTGCTATAAATCCACCAGCAGATGTTTTAACACGCATTATGGTAGTAGCAACATCCTGATTAATAGTACAAAACGTTCCGTCTTGTGGACCATGACAAAAATTAGGATATTGTATCTGAATATTTTCGTACGCCATCTAAATCTCCCTATTATTGTTGCGCTGTCGCAGTAATTCTTACTTCTCGTGCTTGGTTTCCAGCAATATATGTTGTTACTGCTACTCCTTGTGCATTAGTGCTCACAGGAGATGTTACAATAGAACCAACAGCATCATCGTCTGTAAAATAAACTAATTTACTTGCTATAGGTAGTAAGAACTGATCTTTAACTATAGCGGTTATAGTACTAGTAGTTACGCTGTCAGCAGGTAAAATAGCAGGATTAGCACTTAAACTAATACTGGTTATAAATGCATCCAGCGTTGAAAGCTGATAGTTGTAAGAACTGTTAGCAAAAGTATAAGTAGTTCCATAATAGGTAGCTTTTAATTGAAGCCTATAAACATTGGTACCTTCTATAGTTAAATCGTAAATATTAATAACAGTAGCTTGATCATCTTCTACGTTATCCATGACCATTGAACCAAAACTATTATTTAAATCGCTTGGATCTAAAAATATACAATTAGTAGCTTTAATATAACATATAGCTTCCGACCCTGAGCCGTAAACATCTGACATATCGTAAAAAGTACAAGCTTCAATGTCCTGGTATGCACCACCAGAATACTTAGTTACTAACGAACCAGTATAAGCACTAAACTTATATAATGCACCTGTCTGATTCAAACCATCCCAGTCATTAAATATCCAAAGGTTAGTGAAAAAAACAATTGGATCACCAGTATCATATGCATACGAAGTAGTGCCATTTATATTTACCCAATCTGGTCCAGCAGAGTTAACGGTGCGTTCTTCTATTTGACCACTTGAATTAGGACCAAGAGTAATAGTCATTCCGCTTGATAGATTAGACCCATCTGTAATACTTAAAGTAGTCTGACCGGCAGCTTCTGGGCTACTAAATTCTACATGATAATGCTCAACAGTAAATGCGTTGGATTCATATTTATGAGAACCAGTTTCTATAAGACTAAATGTCTGTCTTAATTTACAAACATAGTTATCCAAATACCATTTTCTAATTGTAATATCATTACCTGCTAAATTTTCTAAAGTCCAGAAATTTCTACCATCGTATTCCAAACTGACAATTTGATTAGTAATAGTAGTATCTAATGGATATGAATATGCCTGTGTACCATCATCGGTCTTGACAATTAAACTATCAGTATCCTCATCAAACATATAGAAATAACCATCTACCATGACGACATTTCGTTTTCGTAATGTTATATTTTCATAAGCCATTTAAATTATCCCTCCATATTAGAGAATAAATTAGAAGGTTTTATATATAATGATGTACCCAAACTTTCATCACTAATAAATTTCATTATTCTATCAGTTAATTCCTGTTTAGAATAAGATATTTCTTCCCTAACATTTTTTCTAATACCCTTTTCTAATCTCATTATTATAGCCATAGGACCTTTTATTCGCTCTAAATAAACCTTTAATGATTTCATTCCTGCCTTACCCTCTTCAAAATAATTTATATAATCGTTCACCAAAAATCCTAAATTAGCAAAAACAGTTTTAGAAGCGGGAAACTCATTGAAAATAGTTGGCTGTCCACCAGCAAACTGGTAAAAACCTGTGGCTAATACAACGTAAAATATATTACTACATCTACTAACAGCCATCTGAGCAGCAGAACCGATCTCTCTTAAAAAATCACCATCATTACAAAACACAAACACTCTTTTGTCAGTACACATTGCTACGCCAAGAGCTAATGAAGAATGAAGCTCATTGACATCTAATAGATAAAAACTGCCTTCTCTATCATATTTAAATGCTTCTTCGCACAGATTTTGACCAACAAATATAGCTATATCATTATTGTTTAAAACAGATAAAAATTTTTTTACTGTTGTGTATCTCTTCATTCTAAATCCTCCTTTCCTATAAATAATATTCCAGGTCTGTTTTCCTCTTCGGCACCTTTCACAACAATATTTATGTTATCTTCGAATGTATAATCAGGCTCTTCTATATCATCATCAATTTTCATAACTTTAAAATGGGCTAACAATAATGATACAATTGAATTATGTTTTGACCAATAATATTCTTCATCATAACATATAATTAATGCTGGGACTTCGTATTGTTTGTTAAATGAAATTAATGAGTTTGAAACATCAAGTAAATAATTAGCACTCATTAAAACTGCTCCTTTCACACCGGCAATTCTTGCGCCATTAACCAAACCTAAAGCAACTTTCTCATTCACAGCGGGTATATAATGCATGAATCTACTATCCATAGTGTCATACAATGGTTTTAATCCTTCACAAACAACCCCAGCAAAAAACCTATAATCTAATTCTTCACATAAGTAACTCCAGAAATCCTTTGCCTTGACCATAATATCCTCCTTTTAATACGCACCATAAACTCTCATAAATGGTTTCCACTTAACTGTATATTCATAAGGATCACCAGTTATATCAAGCTCCGACGTAACATCAAAATCCTCACTATCTGTAGTAATAACCATCTGTATACTGTCTGTATCTATACCAGCAGCCGGTAACAAATCCTTGATAACTATTGAGATATTAGTCTCTATATCCACAATATAGTCAGATGGATAACAAGATTCTACAATTGGTGCTCTTATATCTTCTTCAAGCGGAGTCCAATCAACTTTAGCAGAAATAACTTCTACAACTTTTTGTATTTCCTCGTCTAAATTATCCAAGCTAGTTAAATTTATAAATTCCGGCGGTATTGTACCTCCATCTTTATGAGGTTCATTAGTAGCAATCTCTACTAACCAAATATATCCACCTTCATAACCTTTAGGTACAAGTTGCTCAAAAGTTATCCCCAGCCTCACAACCTTATTAGGATTTAAACTATTTCTTACTAAAAACTGTGCCAACGTTTATCTCCTTAAGAACTATAATCTATTTGATTGACCATAGTTTTTATACCAAATCTAACAATAGTATCTATATCAGTATAATACAATGTTGGTTCGCCCTCAGGATCTTGCCGTCTTAACTTCTGGACAACAGCTCCAGCAGCCGTAGTATAACTATTAGATATACCAACAAAACCATTTGTCCCACTAACAGGTACAACGACACTAGTATCTGTAGTACCATTTAGAGCTGTAAAATAATCAGTATTAGTACCATCTGTAATCATCATACAATCACCAGCCACAACACCAGTTCCAGCACCAATAGTAAGCGGAGTAGTATCTGCTGTATAATTTGCTCCCAAAGCGGCTTCTTTAATAGATACAGCGCTCATAATCTCGGTCTCTAATGGTAAATCAAATCCTAATTCTACACTACAATCATTAGTGGCTGCTGCTGCAACCCTAACTGATGATTTAGTGGAGCCGGTATAATATCTGCTAAGACTTCCAGAAATTATCCAAAATTTTCCATTTTGATATTCTACAGAACAATTTCTATAAGCCAAAGCATAGCCTGTATCAGCTGTTTCCATAGTAAGTGCTCTTATTTTAGTTTCCATATCCGCAGCAATGGCTTCACCACTTATTGGCGTTTCATCAACATTATAATCTAAGGATACAGTATAATACCCATTTCCATCAGTGCCGCTTACAGTACTATCTATTTTAACTTTAAGATTATAATGCGTCGCATCAAGATTAAATTTACCGCCGCTGCCTGCAAATCCAGAACTTTTGGCCCAACCACCTCTAAAATATGTTACGTATAAATCTTGAATAGCAGCATTAGTCGTGTTATCACTATAAGCAGTTGTAGATGTTTTGAATACATATTTTTCATCACCTTCTTCTCCAGTAGGCACTATACTATCTTGATCAACAGTAACTCTTTTTACAGTTCCAGGATAGTTTTCTAAATCTTGTGTATCAATGTTTATAGCCATGTTAATTATTCCTCCTTAATTTTATACATAAAAATATCTTTCACTGTTAGCTGTAAAGTAAGGACAACCATCAAATGTACATTCATATCCCCACCTATTACCCCTGGCCCACGCTTTCATATAATAAATTTTATTATCACTTCCAGTATGATCATTTTGAGTAGGTAAAGGGTCCACATCAGCCAGGCCTAATAAAACCCTAGTTCTTGTTGCGTTTGACTGCGTAGAATAAGGACACGGCATCCAACATTGTCCAACATGGTGTAGGTATTTATATTCTGGCAAATTACCGTAAGAATCAGTGCCGTACATATCTCGCCAAACTTCCTGCGGAGTACCAGTGCCACATTTTCTTCCCCAACCTCTAGGCATATTCTATCCTCTACTTTCTAAAATTATACATTATAAAATTCTCATTCACTACATATGATCTATAAACTAAATTAAAAGCATGTGTTTCTTCTTCATGGCCTTTAGTGTCTATTACAATAAAATCATTATTTTTTAATTTAGGAACTTTATTTAAATCTTTGTTGTGAGATAAATATGCGTCACCTAAGCTAACTGTGTTATCTTTATTATATATAACCTTATTCCATGAAAATCTTGCTACGTAATAATTTTTAGTTATTATAGAATACTGCTCATAAAAATCTAAATCAATAAAGCTATTCTCCTCTATTTTTTGAGCAATGCTTAAAACAGGGCCTGAAAAACAAGCATCAATTAATTTACAACGCTCTTCAGCTTCATATTTAATTTCTTTCCAATGAAGTTCTAAACGAAATTTTTCCGAAAGTATAAACTTATCACCCATAATTCTTCTCCCTTTACTTATCCTTTAATCGGTCCATAACGGTGTTATAGGCATACTGGCACTTCCAGTACCTAAATCTCCACCGCCTAAAGTAGGCCCTCCTACAGACTGAGCCACCCCATAATACATAGTACTTGCTTGACCAGTTGCACCTCCAGCCACACTACCAGTGCTACCTGATTGTAAATTACCCACGTTAGTGAAAGTAATACCACACCCGGTCATTTCACTGGCTTGTGCTTCTGCTGCTCCTTGAATATAATGATTAGGTGCTGGCGACTGTGTTGGATCAGTTTGACTTTCCACCCAACGCTGAAAAGACCAAGTTTCTTGACCAGGTAAATTAGGATCTCCTTTTGAATAACTATAAGATGTGAGATACCAAAGACCAGTAATATTATCCACATTACCACCACAAGTAGCGGGAACAACAGTTACACTGTGGGTATTTACATCATCACAGTCTGTGCTGGCAAGAACCCCTACAGAAGTAGGACCACCAGTACCTTCATAAACAGTAATGGTTACATTTTCAGTAGGTTTTTCAGTAATCATACATTCTTCCGTAGAACCTAATCCATATATCCTTTGAACATTAGGGTTGTACCCCCAACTTGCATTAGTAACACAAGCATTAGTAAATATACCACCCACCACCGTGCCGAAGCCTATAATAACACTTGTTGCCATTTAAAAACACCTCCTATAAAATTAACATACTTCATATTTATATAAAGTTAGTTTATTATTTATTTTCTTTACACTTTACATACATTTCATAATTACAATCATATCTTTTTTTACAATCACTACAATATCTTTTCTTATATACCTCAAGACGAGCTTTAATTTGCTTATCATTTAAATACTTATACCCTCCCATAACACCAGTTTTTTCATCAATTACAGCCCTTGCAGCTCTAGCTGCGCGCTTTTTTCCACAACCACTACAACCCATTATATCCCTCCCTTAATTAGCAACCGCAATAAATGTAACATGAGTTTCATACCATTTTGTATTGGGTATTTGAACCATAGATGCATTTGCTACATACCCTGAAAAAGTCCTTCCACCAGCAGATATTGAACTTTGTGAACCGCCTTCTGGAAAAGGAGTTATATTCTTATCAGTATGTACAACTGTATAACTCACCGTTGCTCTTCCCATAACATCATATGATATATTTAAAGATGTACACTCTGTGAACGATGCCACAATAACCCCCTATTAATAAAATTGATCCTCTTCAACATAAGTTGGTTTTTCTGTAATTCTTCCTTGAAATGCCTCCCCACCAACAGCATTAAGTCTGGAAAACTGGGCAGTCATAAAATCCCCACCTTGCCCTCTAAATTGAGAACTAGCGGGCAAAACGCCTACATAACAATCCCAAATAAACATTCTACTCCTTTCAGCCATAAACGTATGCCATACAAAATAACCCGTCCTATCAGTTACGGCCATAGGGGTAGCTGCTCTTACTCTATAAGTTTCTCCTATATATGGTTGATTTGCCATATTTCTACCTCCAAAATATTAACTACATGAATCAGATCCTACTACGAACACATAAGAATATGAAGCAGTAGGAAAATTTCCCGGTATTAACTCTAAATTAAAAGATTGTAAATAAATAATATCATTTACAGCTCCAAGATCTGGCACAAAAGACGATCTACTTAGTGTCGATTCATTAGATGTATCAAATGCTATAGGTAAACCATTGTAAGTTAAACCATAACCCTCTTCCCTACAAATATTCTGAACTAACGCAGCAGGACCTCCTCCAGAATTAGCGTTAATAGATTTGTATCTACGATTAGCTGAATAATGTTGCGTAGCAAGGGTACCAACATCCCCTGTAATATGAGAAGTTCCTTCGCCGCCAAATAAAAAGTGGACAATATCATTATCACAATCATATTTAGAAATCCAAGGAATAGTTACACCAGCATTGGCTGGACATCCTACATAAACAGAATCCGTTGCATGAGCAGTCATAGAAAGAGTACCTATAACGGGGCCAGTAAGAACTTCTTCTTCACATAATTTCATAAATTCTGCCCTACTGCTAGTATTTACAGATAAAATACAACCAGTCAAACTAACAGTAAAATTACTTACTAAATCACAACAGTTACTAGTAGGCATAACTAATCTCCTTATTCCACATCATCATCACTAAAATATGTACCATAAGCAGGCCCGCCTTGAACAATAGATGAATGATCGTGTATTGGTACTGATACCACATTAACAGCGCCTCTTCTTGAACCTGCACCAGAAGCCGCAATAAACCATATCGTATTTGGTTCTGGTTTTTTATGAGTATAAACAACTGCTGCTTTATTTGGAACTCTTTCTATAGTCCCTACATCTTCATCTTCTACATAAAAACCATTGGTCAAACTAAGATCTACAGTTCTTCCAGAAGTTACTCTAAAAGTATCCATCTTTGCAAAATCTCCAAACCCATGTTCTGGATCTTGCACGACAGATATAGTTGCTGTCATACCCGGTATTAAATAAATACTTGTTGTTGATACTACAACTTCAGACATTTTATCTTCCTCCTACAACAGCAGACAAAGGCGAGCCTTTAGATGCCCCTGTCGAAGCCGCTTTTTGAACCTTTATAGCAGTAATATCTCTAGAACTCACAGTGTTATCTTGTGTATTTAAATCTCCACGGACTGTCTCCACAACACCTCGTTGTCTATACCCAAATTTACCGCTTTTTAATCCATCTCGTTGTACAGAATTTATAGTACAAAAAACACCTGTCGAAGCCCTACATCTTCTTGTGTATTTTTTACCCTCTAAATAACTAAGTTTATCAGCCCCGCTGAGATTAAGAATAACAAATGAAGGATCGTCCATACAAGGTGACACTTTTACTTGTCTTACAAAACCAGTGAAAATTAAAGTAGAAGCTGAACCTCTACCAGCTTTTATTGTAATGTTATCACCAACTATATTACCACTAACTTGTGTATTAGATACTTTTAGAGACGCATCAAAAGTAGAAAATCTACCTCTAACCTTACTTACATTAAATCTTATAATATAAGGAGTAGCAACAACCAAAGTTCCAATTCTAACTTCCGCTCTTATTTTTACCATTTCTATCTGTGACATATTCTCTCCTTAGGACTCAACAGGGGCATTGTGTACAGTGCAACTAACCCTGTCTCCCACACGCAATATTTTTTCACAACAATTGATAGCCACTCTTTCTCCATAAGCATCTAAATTAACCATGAAATGAATATGATTGCCTAAATCTTGGGTTATAATACCTTCCATAGACGGAGACTCTGTTCTAATTGGATATGGACCAGTTCCTATCGTAGCCATTTGCCCAAGTAATCTTGGCCCTTCTGTAACAGATATAGTATAAGCCTGACTATCTGCATATGAATAATTTATTTGGTTTATTATACCTCCATTTGGACCATAACCACCCAATTCTGGATCACATTCTGGCCCACATGTATAGACAGTTTCTTGTCCATCAAGACTATTCATATATTCATATAATACTTCTGAAAGAGTTACTACTTGATTTTCCTCCAAAAATGACAAATTTATAGACATACCGCCACCGCCATTCATTTCATCTAAAGCTAAATTATAATCAGTATCTTCAAAACTCTGTGCGGTAGTAGGATCATGATCTTGTATATGTTGGGTTTGATCTATCAACCTACCATTATAACCTATAGGAGGTGGGGCATCTACTATAACCATAGGAGCAATCTGGTAATCATAGTTCTCCGCAATTAGTAAAGCTCGGTTATTTATACCACCGAACTCTGATTGAGCACCACCACCATTTGGATCATAAATAGTAATTGATGGGGTTTCTAAATTAAGCAACGCCCATATCTCATTAATTATGAAACCATTCCTAGAACCAAGAGGTAAAACTGTATAATCTCCAGACTGATGTTCCAAACCATTCTCGTCTATATAAGAACAATTAGCAGTAAAACGAAGTCTTACACCAGTTCTATCGGGACCATTACCATATTTTTGAGGATCTCCATATTCCCCATTATCAACAAATACAAGATAAGGAGTTTTATATGTGGTAACATCCTCTGTGACATCTTGCTGACCATCTTTATATGCAACTTCATAATGTTGACCTCTTTCCAACTCTAACATAACTGTATTAGGATCATCTATTGATGCATACACCAATAAATCCTCATCATTTATTTCTGATGCTTTTTTTACAGCCGCAGCATCATCTTTTGGAATAGATCTAAGAAGAGATAGTTTTTTTCCTATAAGATATACTTTTTCAATTCCAACAAATTTATCAACAGTAACTCCCCTAGCTGTTTCAAATCTAAACCTTTCCGGTATCAAAACCTCAACACCGTCTTCCCACTGAGCTTCCATTGTCATCTTCCAACAATTAGGATCAATAGCGTTTTCTGGAAAAGTAGGAGGTAAAGCTAATTTAACTCCTATATCAGCTCCTCCTGCTGGTTTAAAAGGACCATCAACTCTAACAGGTATACTAGCAGTATCACGATGAGTGATTACTGTATCCGTAGTTGTATAAGCCGCTGGAGGATTTTTCCATCTAGCATAACCCAAAACACTGTCGAAAGGACCCAAATCTTCGTCGCCGCTACCACCATGCTCAAATAAATTATCTATACCATCTTCATACCCATCTGTGCCAAGGGTAATATGTGGATCATTGTATACTATAGTAGCATGTGCAGAAAAATTATCCATATTACAATTAGTCATCATGTCGCTTGTATCATAAATTCTTTCGGAAGCTGGTAAATCTCCCCATATTGGCTTCCAATTCAACACTTTTCTTTCCGGCAAAGGTTTTTTACCAGTCACCATTACTCCTACACATTCTTCTACATAACTAGATGTCTGCATTGAATAATAAACATCACTTATACTACCACTATAATTACCAATTTCTTTAAACTCCACATAACCATCAGAGCTCATTATAAACTCATAATATTTACCTGAATCAGCCGATGCTTCTAAAAGAGAGAGCTTTATTACTGCTAAAGCATCCATATTTTTTATATCTATGTCCATTAGAGTACCACCAACAGTACCGCGAGTCTCTATACCAAAATGATTTAAAACATCCACGGCCAAACTGCCTGTAAAATCGCAAGAAACTTCTATATAGTCACTATAATCACCAAATTTTTCCCAAAAATCTGTTAATTCAGGTGGATTTACTCCATTTGCCATAATTCATACTCCTTTATCCTATTAAATTATTAAGTTCATCTATTCTACGTACAATCTCTCCAAGCTGATACTCACCGAGTTGTTTTTGTCTCTCATTATTTTGTCTAAGTGCATCTACTCTAGTATCAATATTTCTAATCTCTAGCGTTATTCTATTAACAGTATTAGCTATAGAAAGTTCTACATTACTCATTACTTTACTCTCAATACTTGGCCCAACCATTTCAATTTTTCCTTCAAGTTCTCTGTTCATAGCAACCAGTTTATCATTAACTTGAGAAACAGTTTCTGCAATAATATTAACCTCGTCCGCTCCTACAGCACCTCCAGTAGCATTTTCAACATTAACAGTAATATTAGAAACAGCATCACTTACTGCTGCACCTATATCTGCAGCAAGATTGCCTACATCTACTGTTATATTAGTATCTTCTATAGTGAATACTTTGTCTTCAACCGTGAATACCTTATCTTCGACAGTAAATATCTTGTCTTCGACTGATAGAGGTGTATCATCAACCGTTAATACTTTATCTTCAACAGTAAATATTTTGTCTTCAACAGTAAATATCTTGTCTTCTACTTTTAACTCTGTGTCTTCTACTTTTAACTCTGTGTCTTCTACTTTTAATTCCGTATCCCATAAACTCTTCAATTCTTCAATATCAAGTTTTATCTTTAAAGTACCTCTAAGAATGGCTTTGGCTACATCACCAGGTCCAACTTCTCCACCTTCGGCAAACGATTTAGGAAATACAACTTCACCTTTCTGTAAAAAGGCTGGGCCTGATTTATTTACAAATCCACCATGGTGCATAACACGCATTGAACCTTCTTTTTCTCCACCACGTGGTCCTTCAAGCCATTTCCAAATACTATCCCACCACGACTCATCCTTTTTCTCTCCTCTAGGTATATCAGGATATTTTGCCTTTATGGCCTTCTTTTTTCCTCTACCTATCAATTCCTCTTGTTCTTTAGCTCTATATCCCCTAATAAGTCTTTTTTTAGGGTCTTCTTCGTATTCCTTCTTTTTATAAAGATAACGATTAATCAGATTAAATAAAAGGCCTCCTCGGGTTTCCTCGAAAAGTGGTAATTCTTTACCAACTGCTTCTTTAAGCCGCTTTTTTTCTGTTTTTTCTGATGCAAGTTTTTCTAATTCTTTCTTTAATTTCCGTTTCCCAAAAAAACCAGCTTTTTCTGCTTTCTTAATATAGTCCATATAAACATCTCCGTGACGCATTTCTGGACCATAAACATCTTCTCCAAGCATAGTTCCTTTAGTAAGCTCTTTCCATCTTTTTACCTTTGCCTCAGTTTTATACATATTAATCATTCTATGTAAATCTCTTGCTTTACCAGCCATACTTACTTCACTTAAACCACCCCAACGATCTCTAAATCCTTCTTGTATTACTTTTAAATCCCCCCATTTTTCACCAGCACTTATTTTAGCAACTATAGCATTAGTATATAATAACTGCTGCATTATTGTTTTACGTCTTTGGTCATAAACACCTTTACCAAGACTATCCTCTAAAACTTTGGGTCTGTCTTCAAAATAAAGAGTGTGCATAGCTTTTGCTGCTCTTTGCATATCTACAAAAGATCTGGCCTGTGATTGTAATTTCTTATAATCTTCAGGACTTATTTCTTTTCCAACAGAAGCAACTCTACCCCATTGAAATCCGCCGCCTATAATTTTCTTTTCAAATTCTTTATATTTTTTATCATATTTTTCTTTATAATTCTCATCACGAGGATCTAAGCGATTTACAGCATTAAGTGCATTTAAAGCTTCGTTAATTAATTTTTCTCCAGACGAGCCAGGAGTTGCATTTGTCAACCTTTCAAGAAGTTCTTTTTTCTTCTGCTCCATACCTTCTTTTTTAGCTCTATATTCAGGATCATCCATGGCAGAACGACCTGTAGTAGGAACAACATCCTTTAAATCCTGTTCAGTTATGAAAGCTTCTCTACGATCCCAAATTGATTGAACTCTAATTTTATCTTTAGGATCTCCACTAAGACCTGTTCTTATATTCTCCGCTTCTCTTTGTCCCCATGTACCAAAACCTCTTCTTGATTCTTCTATAAATTTATCACTTCTTGCTGCTTCCCAAGCTTTCTTTCTTTGCTCAGCCGTAGCTTTATCTATCTCCGCTTTTTCAGCAGCTGCAAATGGAGCATATATTTTTCTTTCAAAAGGTTTAGTTCTACTAAAAATATGTGGATCTTTACTTTCTAAAGCAAGCCCCAACCCAGCTCTTTCTCTACTTATAAGTTTGTTATCACTTAATAAATATGCTTTAAAACTCTTTACTAATTCTTCTGGTGTTTTAATGCTGTCTATAGTTTTTTGATAATGTTCTGTAGTAAAATACTTACGCATTAAATCATTAACTATATTAGTAGATTTATAACCCCAATCAGTAAATTCGCCTGCAGCAACTTTCTTTTTTAACAACTCCATGGTATTCTTTTGAAGTTCTTTTATATCATCAACCCCAACAGTCTTTTCAAGATCTTTAATTTTATCTATCTTCCCAGATTTAGCTTTACCAGTCATGGTCTTAACCGGGTCATCTCCTGGGTAATAAATCTCAGGCTCTATAAATTCACCTTTAAACATATCTACAGCAGAAGACCATAATTTAAGAAGAGGACTAAAAGTAGAGCTCAATACATCAGCACCTACGACTTTCCCTTGCGCGTCCTCCCATGGTTTTCTACCCTTTTTAAAGTCTTCGTGTAATTTTTTATTCCGTTCTAATTGATCACTTCTTCCTTCAAGAAGTTTCTTTTGAAGAGCGGGTAGCTCTTTTTTCTTATCAACTTCTATAGGTTTAGTAGTTGCAGCAATTTCTTCTTTCTGACGCTCAAGATCTTTAGCTATCTCTGCTTTAACTTCTTCAATAGATTTACTTTTTGTGGCTTTTGCCATACTAGCTTCTGCCCACTCTCTAAATTCTTTTTGAGTAGCAACTTCTTTTATTCCGCCAGCATCCCCAACAAAACGTCTGATTCCGCCTTCGGGTTTTATTCCTGCCGCCAATTTTTCTTCTTCTGTTAATCCTTCAAGTAGTTCTCTAACTTTTCCACCAGCTGCGGCTCTTACTCCAGCTACACCACCTAAAGAAACTGGTTTTTTCTTTTTTCCAAACCACGCTAATAATTGCTCTAACTCTTTATCATCAAGACCCATACCACCTTCAGCAAGGCCTAATTTTTTCTTTAATTCTTTTAACATTTCTTCTAATTGTTTTTTAGGATCAGTTGTAGATTTCTTAAAACCTTTTTGAACCTTCTCAAAAGGAGTGCCTCCACCAGCCAAACCAATTTTATTTTTATCTGTTCCCCATAAAATATGTCCAAATTCTTCCAAATTACGTACATCCTTTTTATCTACATCTATTCCAAATTTCTTAAGTAGCTCCTTTAACTGTTCCCAAGGTTTTGTTGTAGATTTTTGCCATCCTTTTTGAAATCCTGCACCAAAAAGTTTATCAGTCCCATCAGCAAAACCTGGCAGCAACCCTTTAGCATTCATGTGGCTTAAAGCATCATAACCTATTTTTTGGGCAGCTGCTGTTCTTATTACAAATTCTCCTGGGCTTAACATAGCAGGAACTTTATCTTCCCTAGGACCACCTTCACCAAAAATACGACCGCCTGTTTGTTTCTTTTCTACAGATCTACCATATTGCAACACATCAAGAAATGATGATTTCTGGTCTGTTTCTGCACCAGGCACAGATCTACCATACTGCATTACTTGAAGGGGTTTTTGGGCTGTTTGTGTTGATTTTAATTCTTTAACAGCGCCTGTTGTCTTTGAAACTTCGTCTTTAACCATAGACAACATATCTATAACTTCTGTCATATCAGCAACAGGTAGATCTCCATAAGCAGGGTCTATGGGTTTTAACTCATCTAGTTTTGTTTCAATGGTTTTTAAAGTATTTTCTTTAGCTACTTCTTTAATGCCTGCAGATATATCTCCATCATTTCTTTCTATAGCATCTCTTAATGCAATTACCTCTTTTACTTGTTTTCTAGCTTGTTCTGTCATATCTCGTACGTCTAAATTAACAGATCTACCATATTGCAACACATCAAGAAATGATGATTTCTGGTCTGTTTCTGCACCAGGCACAGATCTACCATACTGCATTACTTGAAGGGGTTTTTGGGCTGTTTGTGTTGATTTTAAT